CCACGACGCCTTGCGCCGGCCGACCCGCGGGAGACGTGCCCTTGAGGATCGCGTTGATGCCACTGATGACCTCCATGCGCTTGAGGAGGAAGTCGACCATCTGCTGCGCGCCCGCGTTGATGGGCGGCGGAGTGAGCCAGCCGGTGCGCTGATCGGTCTGCGCGATCGGGATGCGCTGCCCCGGCTTGTTCGTGATCGGCATGTTCGTCAGGTTGCCGTTCTGGTCCAGCCAGATCGGGTTGCCGCTGAGTTCGAGGTTCTGCTGGATCGCGGTGAGGAGGCGGTTCAGGCACTTCTGCGGCGAGATCAGCAGCTCCACCATCGAGATGCCCCAGAACTCCGCGTTGAAGTCGATCGGCTGGTAGCGCGAGTAGGGGTGGCCACCGTGCGTCCAGATGTTCTCCGCCGGCTCATCCAGCAGGACACGGTTGTTCGCGACCACCACCACACGCCACGTCACCTTCGACCGCCGGACAGGGGTGTTGGTGTGCGGGTCCTTCACGTCCACGTACTCGTGCTGCCGCAGCCAGCACTCCAGCACCGTGGTCTCGGGCATGTCGAGGTTCGGGATGTGCGGGTGGTTGGTGCGCGCGTACCGCGTGAAGGTGGAGGGGGACAGCGCGCCCGGGTTCAGGCCGAGGCGCGGGCCGCGCGACCCGAGGACGTCGAACAGGGTGGGGGGCTCGTCGATGTCGACCGACATGCCGCCTGTCGCGCTGAACGCCGCGGCCGCGCCCGGGAACCGCTCATCCAGCTCCTGGATCGTCATGCGGCGCGCTTCGATGATGTACAGCGCGTCGTCGAGGTTCGTGGCCTTCGGGTCCGGGTACAGGCGGTACGGGGAGATGTGGCGCGCCATCGCGTCGCCCATCCCGCCCGCCAGGTTGTGCTCCCACGACGTCTTCGCGAACCCGGTGCCGTAGACCAGCCCGTCCCAGCACACCATCCCCCACTCGCGTTCCTCCATGTTCGCCATCCACGACGCGTCCATCGTGTACTCGAGGTCCTGCGCGATGGACGTGAAGTACGCGGTGAGATCGGAGTGAGGGACCGCGGCCGGCGAGACGCTGGTGCGGAAGCGCGTGTCCATCTGCCACGCGACGAGCGTGCGGATGATCGGGAAGATTTCGGGGATCTCCGGCGACGGCATCCAATCCGCGCGCTTCGCCGGGTTCCAGTGCCGGTTCGTCAGCATCCGGTAGCACTCGTTCCAGCGCGGGAGGAGCGTGTTGCGATGCGACTTCGCCGCGGTGAAGAGCTGGTGGATGCCCTGGACCGTCTTGATCTCGTCGGCGGATGGGACGGGGTCGAGGTGGAAGGGCTTGGGGGTCCGCTTAATCCGGTTGATGTGCGGGGTCGCGGCCGCGCTGGTCGCGTCTGCCGGGTTGGCGGTGGAGGCCGCGTCGGTCGGTGCGGGCAGTTCGCCGCGCACCACCTCACCGGCCGCGAGGTGGCTACTGGTCGAGGGGCGCGTCGCTGGACGGTGCGGGCGGCTGAGGGTCGCGACGTTCCCCGTGCCGTCCAGGTTGTCCGGGTCGAGGGAGGTGAGCGGGGAGAACGCGCGCGGGGCCATGAGGAGATGCTACGCGTCCAGCGGCTCCACGGCTTCCACCTCGATCACCCAGCCGTCCGCGAAGTCCACGGGGCGACACCGCCACCGCAGCACCTCTACGGCGTGCCCGTCTGCGATCATGCCCCACTGCATCGCAGAGACGACGTGCGTCATGTGGGCGAGCCCGTACAACGCCCACTGCTGACGTGAGACGAACTCGCGCTGCTGCCACTTTCGCCAGATCACCACCGTCTCCTGCGGCAGCCGCAGGGCCTTGAGGAGGTCGACGACGTCGTAGACCATCGCCGACGCCACCGTCGACCGGCTCCTCCACCCCTCGTACGCCATCATCACAGGACCGTCTTGGTCGCGGGTTCTTTCTCCCCGCGCGCCACCGCGCCGTCGTGCTGCTCTTTCAGCCCCGCGTCCCCGTACTTCTCGAGCGCCTCGCGTCGCAGATCCTCATGGTCCACGGGGACGAGCCGCGACTCGATGCCGGTGCGGGCCTCGTTCTGCGCGCCGAGGATCTTCAGCTTCTCGCGGAAGTCCCGGTGGCCGTGGACCTCCGTGCCGACCGTGTGGTTGTAGTGCGACTGGAGCACCGGGGCCACGTGTACGCGGTCGCCGCGGTAGTCACGCCGGTAGCTGCCCATCGCGCACTCGTTGCACGGCGCGTGGCCCTCGTCGTACGCGGCCTTGACGTCGGAGTCGCGGTCGCAGGTGAGGGTGTGGCGGCTGCCGCATGTTGGGCAGCGGTAGGTGTAGGCGGGCATCAGTCGGCCTCCGCGTTGGCGTACTGCTCGATGTAGACCATCTCCGGGTTCTCGCCTGCGTGGGTCCGCTCCAGCAGCGCGAGCAGGTCGTCACCGTGGATCACATGCCACGGGCGTTCGTTATCGCCGGCTGACGAGAAGTGCCGCTCCTTCGCCGCGTTGGCGCAGGTCTCATCACACACCCACCAGTGTCCGAGCGGACCGGACACGCCCCAAGGGTGGGCGGGGAGGGGAGAGCCACACACGCGGCACGGCGTCGGATCAGCGGCCATCCGTCGCCTCCCATGCCTGGGACTGGTCGCTCCACGTCACCGAGCCGTCGCGGTGGAGATGCAGCACGATGCAGTCGAACACTGCGATGGGGTCGCCGTGGGCACCTGTGCGCCAGTGGACCGGCAGGGGGATGACGGGGTGGCCTCCGACGTTCTGAGCGAGTCGGTGGTCATCTCGGGTGCCCACTAGCCCGCCTCCGCCTTCAGCGCGACGCGGTACGCCTCAGCCCACCACCGGGCACCGGCGTAGTCGCGGGAGCGTGCTGTGCCGGTGTAGTAGCGGTTGTCGCGGGCGTCCTCCTGCTCCGTCTTGGCCCACGCCCCGATGTCCCGCACAAACTGGAACGTTACGGCGAAGCCGTCGTAGGTGACCCATCCGCCGCCCATCTCCTCGGGGAGCCGCAGCAGGTAGCCCGTCACCGGTTGGGCGTGCTCGTCGTCCACTGTCACTGGGATGGCGGAGTAGCCCACGTTCCCATCATCGTCGGTCACCATTCCCATTTCCCGTCTCCGAACATATCCCCATCCCCTTGCCTCGGGCCGAACGGGCTCACCGTTGGTGGGAGCACCAGCCCGTGTGAGCCATCATCGCGCCTCTTGCTGACCGGTGCAAGATCCAACCCATCCTGCAACTCACGCACTTCGCGCATGCCCGCCATCACCGCTGGGTCGGTGCCACCCATCGCGCCGGGGACCACTGGCAGGTTGTTCCGCTCGAGGATCGCGACACTCACGGCAATCGCCATAGAGGTCACCGTGTCGTCGTGCTGGGCCTGCTTGCTGTTCTCGAATCTCCCCGCGTCGTTGATGATGTAGTTCTTCATCTCCTGGTACGTGTCCTGGTCCTTGATCCTGAAATCGGACTGGGACTGGCTGGCCAGCCACACCTCTTTCTTCAGGTGGTCCATCGCCTCGTACTTGGTCTGGTCGGTCATCGGCCAGCCGAACACGTCGTCGTGGAGGCCGCGGATCTTGCCGGCCTTCCGATGCACGTACAGGTTCTTGTACCGGGCCTGGAGGATGCCCGAGATGACGGCACCGTTGAAGTTGTACTCGGGCGCGAGCATCGCTTCGTCGAACCAGTGGCCGAGGAGGATCATCTGCTCACCGAAGTCCAGGTCCTTGTGGCCGCGGTCCCGCCACGTCGCGCAATGCGCCATCGTGCGCCGGTCGAGTACCTGGGCCACGGCAAAGTCACCGAAGCGCGCCGCCTTGGAGTTGTCGATGCCCACCACGTACGACCCGGGGGTGCGTTCGCTGGGGAACTGGTAGACGTGCAGCGGGCCCGCGGGATCATCCACGAACGTCACGCCGCTGCGGGCACGGGCGTCGCGCACCAGCTTGCCGCGGGCCGGGATCAGGGGGGCATAGGCCGCGCGGAGTTGGGTGAGGTCGAACACGTTGCGGCCCGTGGACAGGAACGCCTCGTCATCGGTGGAGGGGTACTCCTGGTGGAAGTCATCCAGGCTGCCGGACAACTCCGTAGCCAAGGTCAGCCGGCGCCACACCAACCGCGACTGGATCTCGCCCTCGGCCATGCCCCGCTGGATGAGGCCGCGGTACAGGTGCCACTCCTCATCGTCCAGCGTGCCCCCGCTGGGTCTTCGCGAGCAGGAGCTTCCGCGCCTCATCGCCGCGCCCGATGTGGTGCGCGTTGTACTCGGGGTGCGTCCACCACGGGAAGAACATGGGCTTGTACTCGACGTCACCGCGCTTCGCGGCCTCCCACGTCTCGTGGAACCAGTTGCCGACACCGTTCGCGGTGGACTCCACGAAGATCGCGGACAGCGCGACACGCGGCACACCCTGCGACAACCCCTTCATCAGCTCGCGTGGGTGCGGCCAGAACGCGGCCTCCGACGCGTGGACGAAGTGCAGGGTCCGGGAGCGGGCGCCTTCGAGCGACTTGGCGGGCAGCAGCGAGATGGAGGACTTGGTGGGGTCCCACGCGAGTCGGTCCCGGGCCGATGAGGTGGTCTTGTACAGCGGCGCGGCCCAGAAGCTGTCCCAGTAGTGGTGGGACATGTCCATCAGGTGCTTGGTCGAGTCACCGGTGTGCGACACGATGAGGCCGCGGGACCGGTTCATGCAGATCGCGAACTGGAACGCCATCGCCTCGGTGACAGTGCTGATCCCGACCTGGCGCGCCTTCAGCGTGATGTAGCGGATCGGCCGGCCATCGCGCACGTCCTGCTCCACGCTGTCGATGAGGCGGAGCTGCGGCGGGTTCAGGACGCGGCCCAGCGTGACGGTGCGCGACTCCTTGTCGATGATCTTGAGGCGGCGGACGAACGGGAGGATGGCGTGCCGGCTCATGCCAGCCAGACCATCTCTGTGCCCTTCTTGCCCTGGCTGTCGTACTGGTCCACCAGCGGCCTGAACGGCAGCCAGTCGGCCCCAGCTCCTTCACAGACGATGACCTGCCCTCGCCTGGCTCGCGCCCAATCACCCAGAGCGGTGTAGTCCAGGTCGACAGACGAGCACCCCCCGGCGTACCCCATCCCTCTCGGGTATGCCGTCTTGGATGAACCCGCCCCACCGAGGTACGGGGGGTCGATGAACCATGTGGCCTCCAGCGGTGGTGCGGACGTGTAGTTGCCGGGGATGATCCTCACCTTCTCCCTTGCTTCATCCACCAACGAGGCCATCCGCCGCCTCTCCCAAATATCATTCCGAATGAGAATCGGCCGAACCATTCGGAATGCCACCTTGACCCTGTTCGGGCCGTGTGCGAGGGTGGCGGGCATGAGCGACACGGTGATGACGGTGGTTGGGCTGGTTGGCTGGGCAGTGGTTGGCGCGCTGGTGTGGTGGGTGGACCGGCGCGCCAAGGCCCGGGGCCAGGACACGAGTCCGGTGGAGGAGCGACTGCGGATCGTCGAGGTCCACGTCGCCGGTGTCGCCGACCAGTTCGACAAGTACGACGACATCATGCGGGACCTCAACCTCCGCGTCGCACGCGCCGAGGCAACCATCGCGGCGACACCCACCCCCCCAGACCCGGCCACCATCATCGCCGCCGCGACCGCACCACTGCTCGCGCTCACCGAGCAGTACACCGCGCCGCACCAGTTCCCTGCCCCAGTGTCAGGGCCAACCGCGGATGAGGGGGAGTGGAGCGCGGAGGACATCGCGGCCTACGACCCGTTCGACGCCGAGTTCCCCGAGCAGCGCGCACCCGACGACTTCAGCCCGCCCGCCGGGTTCGGCGGGCTGGGGATCGACCTGCCACGGCTGGACGGCTGATGTCGGATCTCGCTGAACTCCTCGCGACAGGTGTCCCGCGCGGCCTCATCGGCGTCGGCATCGACCCCGACACCCTCAGCCCCGAGACGCGCGTCGCGACGTTCTACGGCGCATTCACGTCCTGCACGTTCGACACGAAGTCCGGTGGGCTGAAGGTCACGTTCCTCGTCCCGGCCGAGCATCAGCTGCTCGCGCTCGGCGTGCGGGACATGGCGCGGTCGCGGCTGGTGTTGGAGGTCCACAGCCCGAGTGCTGGGGCGCGGGAACGGTACGGCCGCAACAGCGCGACCGCTCCGACCACTGATCAGGTGCGCGCGCAGGAGATCCGGGCGCGCATCGAACACGACCACGCGCGCCGGATCGTGCAGCGCGCCATGCGCGACTGGACCGGACCGGACGGCCCCGAGGATGGCCCCAGTGGCGGGTGATGGCGGCCACAACCTCGACGCGTTCGACGCGCTGTTCGACGACGACATCCTCGCTCAGCTCGCCGCGGACGACCGCCTCACCGACCGCCTCATCGACATCGTCGAAACCGGGCTGAACGTCGTGGAACTGATCCTCGCGTCCGGCGACATCAACTCGCAGCTCGCCGCGTTGCAGAAGATCCTGCCCCTCGCGACGAAGGTCGCGGACAAGCGGCAGGACGCCACGTTCGCGCGGATCGGTGAGGAGCTGCGGTCCATGTTCGGGGAGGTGTTCCCGAACCGGCAGGCGATCGAGGACGCGTACGCGCCGCTGCTCGAGCCCGACGACGAGGGGGCGGGGATCAACCTGGACCCGCCCGCGACATGAGCCGCAACGCGATCCTCCCTTTCGTCCGTCGCCTGAAGATCATCGACAAGGAGTCGCGCACCGTCACACTCG